TGGTCTGATGATCAATTGATCCATGTAGGACTTTTTGAACGAGGTAGGGATTTTATTATAAAAGAAACAGGTGAATCTGTTGAAATGAAAAGCCAACTCGGTATGTTTAAGACAGGCAAAAACTGCTATGGTGACTGTAAGTCATTTGTATTGAAAAATTATCACCCTTCTGGAAACGGTAAGAAAGACTGGAAGAAAGAAGATCTAATCAAAACATTTGATTACATGCTTTTAGTTGATACTAAATCCATGTCTGTTGGTTATACTACATGGGATAAAGTTTACGAATGTGTTGATGATACTGCAAACGAACCCAAATCTATTTTGAAGAAAACTGATTACACTATGATTGCTCATGAAGTTATTCCTTCCGTAAAGGATTGTGATGTTGACCGTATGTTTTCTTTTATTGAGGAGCATATTTGATGAAAATTGATAAAAGATATTTTAAAATTTTCCTTAAATATTTTGAAAATAAATTTTAATTATGCTATCCACTGAAGACGCAATTTGGGCAGCAGATCAATTTATAGAGTACTATTCTAAATTTAATCGTATTGATGATTATCTTAGGTTTGTTAAACAGAGTAGAATGGATAATGCTTCTGGTAAATTATTTGGATCTGAAGATGTGATTTTTTCTAACTTTGATGTTCATCCAAATGAAATGTCTTTCACAATTCATAAGGTAGACACTAATCCAAAAACTACCTCTAAGTATAATCAACATCTTTACTCAGAAATTTTAAATGACACTGCTTCAAATCCTATTGAGGAAGCAATTCCTGGTAGAACTTTGAAGTGGATTGTGACCGAGGATACTACAAATAAAATTATTGGAGTAGTTCGTTTTGGATCTCCAACAATTAATTCAAAACCAAGAAATGATTATTTTGGTGAAGTTATTACACTTTCCAGAATTAACAGTGAGTTTGTAATGGGATTTAATATTGTTCCTGTACAACCATTTGGATACAATTATCTTGGTGGAAAACTTCTTGCCCTTTTAGCATCTTCTAATGAACTCAAACGACAATTTGATCAAAAATATGGAATTAATCTTCAATACTTTGAAACAACTTCACTATACGGTTCAACAAAAGGAGTATCCATGTATGATGGTCTTAAACCTTATATTAGACACATAGGAGATACCGAAAGCAATTTTCTCCCACTCTTCCATGACGGTTATTTCAAGGAAATGTTTTGGTGGTTTAATAATACTGCAAATGGAGGAGAAAGACTCATTTCGGCAGATAAGTCTTCAAAAAAATTGAAGATTCAAACTAAGATGATTTCTATCATTAGGAATTCCTTAAAGGGACATTCTAAATTAGATGAATTTAATTTATGTATTGAACATGCGAAAACTTTGACTGAAAAGAAAAGGTACTATCTTTCTAAATTTGGATATGAACCAGAAGAGGTTGTTGGATGGTGGAAGGTGAAAGCATCTAAACGATATGAAAAACTCAAATCTGAAGGTCGTTTGAGGAGAGAACTTGAATTATGGGAACCTGGATCTAACTTGGAGATTATACGATGACTTATGAATTGAAAGATTGGTTGAATTCTATTAATTTCACAAAAGATAATTTGATGGAAGAAGATAGTACTTCAAAAAAAGATTATGCACCTTACATCATTAATAAATGTTTATCCGCACACATTGATTGTATACTTTTTGCAAATGAGATGAATATGAATCCTTTTTTAGATAAAGATATGCAATATTCATTTTATCTAAATACTTTGAGGAAACGGAAGAGATTTTCTCCCTGGGCCCGTAAGGATAAAGTGGAACATTTAGAAAATGTAAAACGTTATTATGGATATAATAATGAAAAAGCAATCCAAGCTTTAAAAATTCTAAATAATTCTCAATTAAACTTCATAAAACAACGATTTGAAACTGGCGGAACAAAATGACTAATCAAACAATTGAACCACAAGTAGACTGGTCTCCTAGTATGATGGTGGAAGTAATTCTTAATGAACCTGATGACTTTTTAAAAGTTCGGGAAACTCTCACACGTATTGGCGTTGCATCAAGAAAAGAGAAAAAACTTTATCAATCTTGTCATATTCTTCACAAACAAGGTAGGTATTATATTACACACTTTAAGGAATTGTTTGCTTTGGATGGTAAACATGCAAATCTTACGGTGAATGATGTTCAAAGACGTAATAGAATTGTTCATCTTCTTGCTGATTGGGGTCTTATATCGGTAGTTGATTCTGAAAAAATCGTAGATATTGCACCACTCAATCAAATTAAAGTTCTTCCATTTAAAGAAAAATTAGAATGGGAACTAGAGCAAAAATATAATATTGGAAAAAAAGGAAAAGTGCAAGAAACCGAATAAAAAGGTGCGGGAAATACTATCCCGCTTTTTTATGGAAGTGTTATAATTATATACGGATGCCGAAAGGATCCACACAATCAAACCTCGCTTTTTAAGGAGATACTAAAATGACTAATCTTACAAGGTATACTGCTGCGGATCTTCCTACACTAATGGATAAGATCACAAGAAACAGTATTGGACTGGATGAATACTTTGACCGTCTATTCACCCTTCATGAAACCAGTTCAAATTATCCTCCATATAATCTTGTTCAAATAAGTAATGTGGAGTCAAGACTTGAATTGGCTCTTGCCGGATTTAAAAAGAAAGAAGTTTTTGTTTATACTCAAGATGGAAAACTTTTTGTTGAAGGTCAAAAAGAAGATAAAGAGACAGAATCTAATTATGTTCATAAGGGATTAGCACAAAGATCCTTTACCAGATCTTGGACGCTTTCTGATGAAACGGAAGTTAGATCTGTTGAGTTTGAAGATGGTCTTTTGAATATTACATTGGGAAGAATTGTCCCAGATCATCATAAGCGAAAGGATTATCTCTAAATATATAAGTCTACCCAAATATCGTTGCTACAGGGAGGTGACTGGCAAAAACCAGTTGACACCTCCTTTTTCTTGTGATATAGTACTAATAGGTATGAGAGTATTATGACTGTTAAACTTGCAATCTTCAAATCTGGAGAAAATATAATTTCGGATATTAAAGAAGGTTTTTATGGAGAAAAACTTGCCTGCTATATTCTTGAAAATCCATGTAAAGTGTCTATAAATGGATCCTATAAAGTAATTGGAGATGAACAAGATAATGGAAATATGGTAAGTATTTCATTACATCAATGGCCTTCACTGTCTAAAGATACAACAATAGAAATTGTTCCTGAGTGGATTGTTACTCTTGTGGAACCAAATTTTCAACTTAAAGAAATGTATGAAACTCAGGTATTAAAAAATGGAAACGAAACTGATAGTGTTGATAAACAATCTAATTCTAATCACTCAGATTGAGGAAGTTGGTGCTGATATTGGTGAACCGGATTGTAAGTTAATCAAACCATTTGTCCTTCATAAAGATGAAACATTGTCTCCTTGGTTGAGTGATGTTACTGGTGAAACTACTTTTATGATTAGTTCGGAAAAGATATTAACTCTTACTAATCCAAAACCAACTCTTCTTGAAAAATATCAAAATATTATTAAATAATGCTCTTCTACACAAACGTACAGATGATCGGGAATAAATTTCTCGTTCGTGGTTATGAAAATGGTGAACATGTTATGTTTAAAGAGGAGTACTCACCAACTCTTTTTGTAAGATCAAATAAAGAATCAAAGTATAGAACTTTAGAAGGTGAATATGTAGAACCAATTCAACCTGGATCTGTTAAAGAATGTCGTCAATTTTATGAAAAGTATGATGGTATAGAAAATTTTAAGATTTATGGAAACGAAAGATATGTATATCAATACATATCTGACAAATATCCTGAAGATGAAATTAAGTTTGATATTACTAAAATTAAATTAGTAACACTTGATATTGAAACTACTTCTGAAAATGGATTTCCTGATCCAAAAGCTTGTGATGAGGAAATACTATTAATCACAATTCAGGATTATACTACTAAGAATATTATTACTTGGGGCACAAGACCATTCAATAATACTCAAAAAAATGTAAAGTATATTGAGTGTGAATCTGAATGTGCTCTTCTTAATTCATTTCTTAATTATTGGGAAAATAATACTCCAGAAGTAATAACTGGATGGAATATTGAATTTTTTGATATTCCCTATATTTGTGGAAGATTGAGTAGAGTTCTTGGTGATAAGAGTGCAAAAAGTTTTTCTCCTTGGGGATTAGTTTCTCAAAATGAAGTGTGGGTAAATAATCGTCAACAGATTTGTTATGATATTAGTGGGATATCGCAACTAGATTATTTGAAACTCTATAAGTGGTCTCCCGCAACTTCTAATCAGGAATCATACCGTCTGGATCATATCGCAAGTGTAGAACTTGGGCAGAAAAAACTTGATCACTCAGAGTTTGATACTTTTAAAGACTTTTATACTAAGGGTTGGCAAAAGTTTGTAGAATATAACATTGTTGACGTAGAACTTGTTGATCGGTTGGAGGACAAGATGAAATTGATTGAACTTGCTCTTACGATGGCATATGATGGTAAAGTGAACTACGAGGATGTATTTTCGCAGGTTAGAATGTGGGATAATATTATCTACAACTACCTGAAGAAGAGAAATATTGTTATTCCACCAAAAGAAAAAACTGATAAAAATGAGAAGTATGCTGGTGCTTATGTAAAAGAACCTGTTCCTGGTGTTTATGATTGGGTTGTTAATTTTGATTTAAATAGTTTGTACCCCCATTTAATTATGATGTTTAATGTAAGTCCTGAAACGTTAATGGAAAAAAGACATCCAACAGTAACAGTTGATAAGATTCTAAATCAAGAACTTAACTTTGAGATGTATAAGGACTATGCAATATGTCCGAATGGTGCAATGTTCCGCAAAGATGTTCGTGGATTTCTTCCAGAACTGATGGAAAAAATGTATAATGATCGTGTTGTATATAAGGAGAAAATGATTGAAGCAAAGAAACAGTATGAAAAGAAAAAGATTAAAGAGTTAGAAAAAGAGATTGCACGATGCAATAATATTCAGATGGCAAAGAAAATTTCTCTTAATTCTGCCTACGGTGCTTGTGGAAATCAATACTTCAGATATTATAAACTTGAAAACGCAGAAGCAATCACGCTATCTGGTCAAGTTGCTATTCGTTGGATTGAGAGTAAAATGAATATCTATCTCAATAAGATTCTAAAGACAAAGGATGTAGATTATGTTATTGCTTCTGATACGGATAGTGTGGTTGGAGAAACTCTTGTATATGAAAATGGCAACTCTATAAAAATTGAAGATTTGTATGAAAAATATTGTAATGATAAAAATTTAGTAATTAAGAGAGATTGTGATGATTACATTCACGATGTTTCTAATATAGATCTGCATACTAAATCATATGATAATGGAGAAATTGTTGAAGATAGAGTTATTCGCATTATGAAACATAAAGTAAAGAAAAAGTTTTATAAAATTACAGTGAATAATAATGAAATAATTTTGACAGAAGATCATTCTCTAATAGTTGAAAGGGAAGGAAAATTAATTTCAATTAAACCAACGGAAGTTCTGTATAATGATATTTTTATAAATATAACAGATACTGGTTCGTGTCTTAGGACAGAATATAAAAATGAATAGGAAAAAAAGAAAAAGACAAACATTAGATGAAAATGTTGAATTTTTTTGTAAAAGAAATCATCTTATGGTTAGTGATGAAATTAAAAATAATATAAAACAATCTTTTGAAATATTTTCCGATTCATTTTCCTCTAAAACTAAATTGTGTGAATATATAAAATATTTTATTAAATATGATTTGAAATATTGGAAACAAAGATTAAAAAGACTTTCATTTATGAATTTGAAAGGTGTAACTAAAAAAAAGTTTTTATTACTTTATGGAAAAAATGAAACTATTGTCAGGTGGAAAAATTATCTAAACCTCCAATCAAAAACTAACACTTATGAATATAAAAAAGAAAAATATGGATGGACAGAGGACGATTATGTAAAATATAATAAATCAAGATCTGTTACTATTGATAATATGGTGAAAAAATATGGAGAAGAATTTGGAAAAATAAAATATTTGCAGTATGTGGAAAAACAAAAGTATTCTGGATGTTCTTTAGAATATTTTGTTGAAAAATATGGAGAAATTTCTGGAACTATAAAATATTATGAAATATGCAAATTAAAAGCATTAAATTTGGATAATTTTATAAGAAAGTATGGTGAAGATTTGGGAAGAAAAAAATATAGAGATTACTGTGAAATTAGACCCACATTTCACTCAAAAATTTCTCAAGAATTATTTTGGAAAATAAAAACAGACGATTGTTATTTTGCAGAATATAATAAAGAATTTGGATTGAATTCTGAAAATGGATACTATTTTTATGATTATGTTGATTCTAAATTAAAAAAATGCATTGAATTTAACGGAGATTATTGGCACTGCAATCCAAAAATATACACAGAAGATTACAAGACTCATTATAATTATACTGCAAGGGATATTTGGAAAAAAGATGAAGAAAAAATTAATTTTATCAAATCCAAAAAATATGATGTTATGATAGTTTGGGAATCTGAATATTTACAAAATCCAGATAAAATACTAAAAGAGGTGGGAGATTTTTTGTATGATAAAAATTGAATGTTTGGGTGAAACTGAGTGTGATGTTTACGATTTAGAAACTGAAAAAACTAATAAATTTTTTGGAAATGATATACTTATCCATAATTCCATTTATTTGCATATGGGCCCTCTGGTTGAAACTGTATACAAGGGAAGAGAGAAAACTACTGAGGGCGTTGTTTCGTTCCTTGATAAGATCTGTAAGGTGGAACTTGAAAAGTATATTGAAGGTTGTTACCAAGAACTGGCTGAGTATATAAATGCTTATGACCAGAAGATGCAGATGAAGCGAGAGAATATTGCTGACCGTGGAATATGGACTGCCAAGAAACGTTATATTATGAACGTTTGGGATAGTGAAGGTGTCCGTTATACTGAACCAAAACTTAAAATTATGGGTATTGAAGCAATTAAATCATCTACGCCAGCACCTTGTCGCCAGATGATTAAAAGTGCTTTAAAACTAATGATGAATGGAAGTGAAGATGATGTTATAAATTTTATTCAAAAATGTAGATCTGACTTTTATAAGTTATCTCCGGAAGAAATTTCATTTCCTCGGTCAGTTTCTGATATAAAAAAATTTAGGTGTCCAAATGGAATTTATGGTAAAGGGACACCGATTAATGTTCGTGGAGCATTGCTTTTCAATCATCATATTAAAGAAAGGAAATTAACAAACAAATATTCTTTAATTCAAAATGGAGAAAAAATTAAATATTGTTACTTAAAAAAACCAAATCCAATTTATGAAAATGTTATCTCATTCATTCAAGATTTTCCTAAAGAATTGGGGTTAAATTCTTATATTGATTATGATACTCAATTTGAAAAAGGATTTCTTGAACCACTTAAAGTAATTTTAAATGCTATTGGGTGGGATGACGAAAAAAAAGTTACACTTGATTCTTTCTTCTCTTAGTGATAAAATGAACTTGCCAATTAACGAAAAAGAACTTGATACGATTATTAGTGCTATGAGATTGGGTGGAGATGTTTCCCTGTATCAAAAACTTTGGCGATATAAGATGAATTATGAAAACAAACAAAAACAGAAGGAGGAATGAATTGTGG